ATATCTTGCAAAAGGTGTTGTTATCCCACCAAATTCTGCAATCGAATTAATCCAAGGCGGAGCTAAAATTGTTTTAAAACTAGGCGATGTATTAACGGCAGTTTCAAATACAGCTTCAAGCTGTGATATTGTTACGTCATACATTAGTCAAATTAGTTCGTAGGAGGAATTATGACGGCAATAATAAATGGAATCCAATATATTGGAGGGCAGACTTCTCCAAATGAATTTATAAATAATCAAGCGGCAACGATTGATGGAACTCAAACTGTAGAAAATGGAGTTCTTGCAGGACCTATTACAATTCCTGCGACGATAACAGTAACAGGAACGTTGGTAATAGTTTAATGAGTAAAGTAGAAGTAGATCAGGTAACACAACAATCCGGCACAACTTTAACAGTTGGTGGTGGAGCTTGTAAAACTGCAGTAGTAGATGCAACGACAGTAACTTTAGGTCGTTGTGGTGGTACAGTTTCACTAGCTTCAGGAGCAACTCAATCAGGATTTGGTAGAACAGGAACTGTAGATTGGATTACAACTCCAAAAGTTACAGGAGATTCTCCAGTAACAGGTGTTTCCGGCAAAGGATATTTTTTAAATACAAGTGCAGGAACCATTACAATTAATTTACCCGCAGGTTCGGCGGGAGATATAATTTCTATGGCGGATTATGCAGCCACTTGGCAAACATCTAAGGTAACAGTTGCTCCAAATGGAACAGATAAAATTGGTGGTTTAAATGAAAATGCAACTTTATCAACAGAAGGACAATCAGTTACTTTTGTATATTCTGATTCAACACAAGGTTGGATCAATACAATGGATTCAACTTCTAATGTTAGAGGTACTCCACCTTTTATACAAGCTACAGTAAGTGGAGCTTGTAATACTTTAGTAACCGCACCTTGTTGTGCTAATGCTAAAATTGCAACTTTTGTAAGTCCAGGAACTTTTTGTGTTTCAGGACTTTCACCGTGCGCAGCACAAAATGAAGTTTCTTATATGGTGGTAGCAGGAGGAGCCTCTGCTGGAAATTGTCTTGGAGGAGGTGGAGGAGCTGGAGGATTTAGAGAAACTAAAAGCCCTCAAACTCCTTATACTGCAAGTCCACTAGATGGTTATTCAACTCCAGGAAATAGAATTACAGTTTCAGTTCAAGGATATCCAATTGCAGTAGGTGGTGGTGGAGCATCAGTAAATTCACCAACTCCTGCTAAAGGTAATGCTGGGAATGTTTCAAGTTTTGCAGGAATACCATCTGCCGGTGGTGGAGGTGGTGGTACTGGATCTCCAGGTGGGTGTGGACCACAAGGCGGTTCAGGTTTAAGTGGTGGTTCTGGTGGTGGAGCTAGTGGTCAACAAAATTGTACTGTTACAAGTGGAGCAGGAAATACACCTTCAACAACTCCTCCTCAAGGTAACCCTGGAGGACCAAGTGTATCGCAAGGACCAGGAATAAGGTCTGGATCTGGCGGTGGTGGAGCCACAGAAGTTGGAGTTGATGGAACTTCACCTCAAATAGGTGGTAGAGGTGGAGCAGGAGCAACAACAAATATTTCAGGAAGTCCGGTAGGTTATGCTGGTGGTGGTGGAGGTGGTACACAAAGTTCAGGTGGAACTGCTGCTGCTTCTAGTCCTTGTGGAACTGGAGGAGCATCGACTACTGCTTCGTGTGGTGTTGCAGGAACTACAAATAGAGGCGGTGGAGGTGGATCTGGAGGCGCAGACCCGGCTTCCTATGCTAGTGGTGCCGGTGGATCAGGTATAGTAATAATAAGGTATAAATTTCAATAATTATGACAAGTAAAATTAAAGTAGATAATGTAAATAAAGTTTCAGATGATTCAAACATTATTAAAAAATGTGGATCAACAACAACTGTAGGATCAGGAGCTGGTAATACAATTGTTGTATGTGGCGCAACAGTTACAATTGGTAGATGTGGTGGTAGTGTAGCTCTTGCATCAGGTGCAACACAATCAGGTTTTGGTAGAGAGGGTTCTGTAAATTGGCAAACAGGTTCAATCAAAACAGCAGCGAGTTTTACCGCTGCAAGTGGAGAAGGATATTTTGTTGACACTACAAGTAATATAGTTACAGCTAATTTACCTGCAGGTTCAGCAGGAGCAATAGTTTCTTTTGCTGACTATGCTAGAAATTTTCAAAATAATAAATTAACAATTTCTCCTAATGGTTCAGAAAAAATAGGTGGAGTAAACGCAGACGTAAATATAAGTAATCAAGGTCAAGCGTTAACTTTAGTTTATGTAGATGGAACAAATGGTTGGATTAATGTTCAAAATGCAGAGGATACAATATCTGGATCTCAATTTATATCTGCAACAGGAGGAACTGTAACTACAGTTTGTACAAATTTTAAAGTTCATACTTTTACTGGCCCTGGCACTTTTTGCGTTTCAGCAGGAGCAGGTCCATTAGCAGTCGTAGATTATACAATCGTAGCCGGCGGTGGTGGTGGCGGTGGTGGAATTGGAGGCGGTGGTGGAGCCGGAGGCTTTAGAGAATCAAAAGTTGTAGCAACATCAGGTTGTTGGGCAGCTTCTCCATTAGCAGCAACATCTTCCTTACCAGTATCTACTGGTCCAATAAGTGTTACAGTTGGTGCTGGTGGTGTTGGAACAGGAACAGCAGGAAGCTCATTTTCTCCTATTCCAGGCGCACCTGCTTCTACAGCAGGAGGAGTTTCAACTTTTTCTACAATTACATCTGCAGGTGGAGGTTATGGCCGACATTATGCAAGTAACCCTAGTCCAACTTTAGGAGGTCCTGGAGGATCTGGTGGAGGTGGATCAGGAAATTCAGCTGGAGGTGGAGGACCAGGAAATGATCCTCCTACAAATCCTGCACAAGGATTTGATGGTGGAGCTGGAAACCCTTCTCCTCCTTGGGGTTCTGGTGGTGGTGGCGGAGCAACAGCAGCTGGTGCTAGTCCCGGTCCAACATCTGGTCCTGGAGGAGCAGGAGCAACAAATTCAATTAATGGAACACCAACAGCTAGATCAGGTGGTGGTGGAGGTGGTGGACCAAATTATGGTAATCCAAGTGGTGGGTCAGGTGGAGCTGGCGGAGGTGGTGGCGGAGCCCCTGGATCAGGAACAAGTGCTGCAACAGCAGGAACTGTAAACACCGGTGGCGGAGGTGGTGGCGGACAACAAGCAAGTCCGGGTCAATTTGGTGGTGCTAATGGTGGTTCAGGAATTGTATTAATAAGGTATAAATTTCAATAGGTAAATTATGAGTGAAATAAAAGTAAATAAAATTAGTCCAAGAACAGCGTGTGGTACAACTATATTAGGAGATAGTGGAGATACTATTAGTATTCCTGCTGGCGTAACTATATCAAACTCTGGTACGGCATCAGGTTTTGGTTCTACAGGTGAGGTATCTTGGAACACAACTAAAATTACAGCAGACCCAGGTCCTGCTGTAAATGGAGTAGGATATTTTGCAGATACATCTGTTTCGGCGTTTAACGTAACTTTACCTGCATCACCGAGCCCAGGAAATGTAATTGCTATTAATGATTACGCAGGAAACTTTGCTACAAATGCTGTAACAATATTAAGAAATGGATCTAATATTCAAGGATCGGCTAATGATTTTATTTTAGCTAGAGATAATGTAACAGCACAATTTATTTATGTTGATGCTACACAAGGTTGGAAAATTGTATTTACTGGAGATGTTAATGGAGATGGTTTAAAAGAAGCATACGTATCAGCATCAGGTGGAACAGAATCAACTTCTGGTGATTTTAAAATTCATACATTTACAGGCCCAGGAACTTTTACAGTTAATTGTCTTGCAACTTCTCCATCAAATAATGTAGTGGATTATTTAGTTATAGCAGGTGGTGGTGCAGGCGGATCTGGAGGATTTGGTGAAGGTGGTGGCGGAGGTGGCGCTGGAGGTTATAGAGAATCTCCGGGCACAGCAACAGGATGTTTTCCGGTTTCACCAAGAGGCGCGTCTCCAGCTGTAGCTTTACCTGTAACTGCTCAAGGATATCCTATTGTTGTAGGTGGTGGTGGAAGCGGTGGAGTTGGTCCAGGTGGTTGTGGTAATAATTCTAGTTTTTCAACTATTACATCTACTGCTGGTGGTGGCGGTGGTGGTCAGTTTTCTACTCCTACAGGACGACCAGGAAAAGATGGTGGTTCTGGTGGGGGAGCATCAAATGCTGGTTCAGCTGGATCAGGTAACACACCTCCTGTTAATCCAGCACAAGGATTTGATGGTGGAGCGGCTGGTATGGCTCCAGTTAATTATGCTGGTGGTGGCGGTGGTGGGGCTACCGCAGTAGGAGTAAGTGCTACTCCTCCAGGTGCTACTGGTAATCCAGGTGGAGCTGGTGGAACTTCATCTATTACAGGTTCTCCTGTTGCAAGAGGTGGCGGTGGAGGTGGTTCATTTGGAACTGCTCCAGGTGCAACTTCAGGAAGTGGTGGAGCAGGTGGCGGCGGTGCCGGTGCAGCTTCAGGAAGCGATAATGGAACAGCAGGAACAGCTAATACTGGTGGTGGCGGTGGTGGCGGTGGAAAATGTAATCCTCCTACAGGTATAGGTGGAGGTGGTGGATCTGGTGTAGTAATAATTAGATATAGATATCAATAGTTGAATGATAATTAAAATTAATATATAAGGAGAAACATTATGGCACATTTTGCAAAACTAGGAGCTAACGGAAAAGTTATTCAAGTATTAACACTTGATAATAAAGACATGTTAAATGCTGATGGTGTTGAAGATGAAGGAGTAGGTCAACAATATTTAGAATTACACAATAATTGGCCTGCACAAATGTGGATTCAAACATCTTATAATACATCACAAAATACACATAACTCTGGTGATAACTCAAAAGCGTTTAGAGGAAACTACGCAGGTATAGGTTATATTTGGGACGAAGATAATCAAATCTTTTGGCCTAAAAAACCATATGCATCTTGGGTAAAAGATACTACGACTGCAACTTGGAAATCACCTATTGGTGATGCTCCTGCATTAACTGATGAACAACAATCACAAAATGAAGCTGGCACAAATCTATGGGTTTATGATTGGAATGAAGATGGCCAGTCTTGGGACTTGACAGACCATAGGGCATAATTTAAAAAGGTATGTGGTATGCAAAAGAAAGAAGCAATAATTTATCCATTATTTTCACTACCTTTAATGGCTATGTCATTAGACATAGATAATAATAAACTTTTAAAATATATAAAAAATATTTCATACAAAAGTAATCCTCATTCTGATAAGTGTTACTTGTCTAAATCTGTTAAAATATTAGATGATAAAAAATTAAAAAAAGAAAAAGAAACTTTTTTAAAAGCAATTAAAGAATATTTAAAGCTACTAGGATACACACACGATTTTAAAATTTTAAATTCTTGGTCTACTAAAGTAAAACAAAATTATCAAAGTCAACCACACGTGCATACAAACACTTGGATAAGTGGAGTTTATTATACACAAGACAATTCTTCTATTAGATTTATTAAAAATTGGGCTAACAGTTCTTTTTTTAATTTAGAATTTAATAATTCAATAAATATTTATTCTGCTACTAGATGGGATTTAAAAGTTAAAAAAAACACTTTACTAATATTTCCTAGTGAACTTCAACATAAGATTCAAAAAAATACATTAAAATATGATAGATACTCAATAGCGTTTAATGTGTTACCAATAGGCAGTTTTAACAAAGGACAGGACAATGAAATCACTTATAACTAAAAACATATTATCCGAACAAGCATTATATTTTGGTGATGTAACAATGCCTAAAAATTGGAATATTGATCGAAATAAATTACAAAATGATATTTTAAAATCACACGTTACAGATTCACCTTTTCCATTCTCAAGAACTTGGGATATGTTAAATACGTATATGAGAGATTATATTAATCTTGAACATGGTATCAATCTAGTTAACAAAGAAATATG